TTGGGAAACTCTCTATGCTCTTGGATAGGCATGCGCTTGGGCTTGCTGATGTTTTCTACTTGGTAAGTGTCTAGTGCGTTTTTGATTCTATCAAAAACTTCACCGGTTGGTTCTACGCCAGCTATTTTAACACGAAATGTGTATGCTGTGTTTAGCTCTGCGATGTATGTTCCGAATGCTTTCATGTGTTAAATCCCCGTATATTCTATTTATTCATTTTGCTTTGTTTTGGTCTGTAGGCCGACCTAGAATCTTTTCTAACAGCGCATTTCTATCCAAAACTATGCCTTGACCGTCAACTGGTTCATCGTCTGCAATGGCGGCTTTTTTGGCTGCTTGTTCCATTTGAAAGTCTAATCTTTGCTTGCTCAACTGCAGGTTGATCATACGCAGTTTCTTGTCCATTTTGGCTGTTTTGGCTGCAATGGCATGGCCCAGCAGGGTGCCTGCTGTTTGTAGTATGGTGCCTGAAAAACGTGCATCCACGTTCATGCCCAAGTCTATTAGATCCTGGTAGCTTTTTGTAGCCATGTTGGCTAGTTCATCTAGCTCGGTATCGCCAGTTTCTAGGTCACGTACTAGGGGCAGGGCTGCATCAATTTTGTCAATTGCTGTGTTTACCTGATTGATTATGTCTTGATTTTCGTCAATAACGTGCTGGGCATCCTCTACAGAAATTTCTTCTGCGGCTTGCTCGGGCAGATTAAATAGTGCTTCTAATTTTTTCGTCATACAGATATTTACCGACCGTTGCCTTGGTGGAAGATATCATTTTCTGTTACTACTCTAAACGAGATACCCTGTGCTTTGCACCATGCTTGTGCTGCTTGCCATTTGTACATGTTGAGAACTGCTGCGGCTTGGTCTCTAGTGCTCTTGGCAGATTCCAGTGTGGCTTGTGTGCTGGGTTTGATTTCTATCAGTTCGGCTCGACGAGCACCAGTTTTGTCTACATAAACAATAAAGAAATCTGGCACGTAAATTGTGGCTTTGTTGGTAAACGGATTCTTGTAATTGATGTGTATGCTTTCACTGGCCCACTGTAGTACACTAGGATTGTTATCGCAGAAACGCATAAAGGTGTGTTCCCAACCGCTACGATAATGAGGAGTTTTTTTACCTACATATTTTTGCGGATTGAGCAGTTGGTAAAATCCGTTTGCGTACTTGGCCATTATGGAAGGAAAGTTCTTGCTACATACTTGTTGGTGACAGGAGTATTTGACACACCCAACAAACTACTGGGAATTCTGTTTAGGTTTAAAAACATTGCCAAGTAAGCATCTAGTTCGCCTTGTGATAAACCACTAAACTCTTGTAGTATACTCAATGGATCAATGTCTTGTGTCAAACAAGTATAGATAACTGCTGCACTCAATGCCTGCGCAGATTCTTTATTGTCGGTTATGTCTTCAAAAAATGTCACCACAGCATCGTTAGCGTCCGGACTTATATCATATTGCTTGGTAAAGAAATTATTAAAGAATTCTTCAGTGTTTGGTTGAGATACACTTAACTCAGGAGCAGTGATATTAGACGGTGATGTTGTCATTAGATGTTCACTCCTCCGCTACCGCCTTGTATTCCAGGTATAGGTGATGCTTTGTTCTCAGGAGACACTCGGCCTTGATTACTTGTTTCCGTTGGAGTATTGTTCATTGTACGTGCATAGTAAGGTACATACTGTTGATTTGGTGCACCTGTTTGTGGCTCCCAATTTGATCCTGCGTCTTCTGCAGGAGGCGGTCTTGTACCTCCTTGATTGAATGCTACACCGGCTGCAGCAGTGCCTGGATTTGCTGCGTTATTTACTGATACTGGATTATTTGGACCTTGTACACTGCCATTAAGTTGAACTGGCTTGGAAGCTGAATTTATATCAGCAGTGGTATCTTTTGGCAGTCTATATGTTGGTGAGTTAAAGTAAGTGTCACCTGGCTTGTTGGCAGAAACATTGTCACCATTGCTGACAATATCAGTTGCTCCAGTAGTACTGTTTGTGTTTAGTCTTTGTTTTTGATCGTAAGATACTGTAGCGGCACTGGATTGTGTGTAAGTATAACCACTTGATTGATTATTAACTTTTGTCTGGCTAACACCAAATTTGGCTGCTGTCCAGTTAGCACCGTCTTGCACCGCACCACCTACACCTTTTGCTAGGTTACTGATTACAGGAATGTTCACTCCACTGAACGGATTGGTACCAGTTAGGATACCTCTAAGCAGTGCTCGTTTGGCTTCCATTGCAGCGATATCTTTAAGATTTGCACCTTTGTTATTTTGAAATGCTCTGAATCCTTTTGTTATTGCTCCACTGATATTGCCCCTGCCAATGTCGCCTATGATTTGATCTGTTGTGTCAAGTATGCCACCGTTACCAAATACACCTCTAGCACCAAACACTCTTGGTCTTCTAAAGCCTCCGGTACCTTGGCCACGTAAGCCGCCTGGTGTCAATGGACTAGGTCTGCGATCGTAATGTAAATCAAGCATGCCAGGTACTGTGGCACTTGTTAATGTGCCATAATAATAAAGAACTGTTTCGTAGGCCACTGACATGGTATGAGTCATTGTACTATTTTCACCAGCGGTGTGTTGCCCGTGTTGGAAACTGGTTATTATTGGATTGACTAATATGTATTCGGTAAAGGTTCCGCGATTTAAACTGTATAGTCGAATGTTCTTTAAGTAATGAACTTGTTCGGCTCTGTTGCGTAAACTGTAGCCCCAAGTATTCAAAGGAGCTGAATTGTTAAAATTGTACTTGTGTTTTTGTTGATAATTTGAAGTACTGCTGTCACCAAATAGATCTCTATAATCACCATCTCTATAGTGATAGTTGTAGTAATCTCTCCAAAAATCTAGAACAGTATTGTTGCCGTCATCATGAAAAGTTATTTGTACAGGGTCATATTTAATTTTAGTCTGTACAAGATTTGTTCTGTTGTACGCATTTAGTGCTTTGTTCTCAATAGTAAATTTTGGTAACGAAACAGATTTAACCAGTTGCCCAGTTTCAATCAATGAACTGGTATCTTTAATATTGGATACTACTGGATCTCTATCAAATTTTACGTAGTATAAAAAACTATACTTTGGTGCTAGTTTGTAACTGTCAGCAACAAACAATTGATGTGCGTGTGCATAGTCAAAGATCTTCCCATCAACGTTTGCATTTACTGGACTTAAAAATCGGTTATTAAATGATGGCATACAAATATTTATGCCACAAAAAAACCCGGATTTCTCCGGGTGGTTTTTGTTAGGTTAAATTACAGACCTAAAGCGCCTGCGATACCAGTTGCCATTGCTTGACCCAATGACTGTCCTGTTGGGCTTTGGATTGCGTTATCGTACTTGATTGTTAATGCAATTTTAACATCTTCATTGCTACCGTAGTTCAAATCACCGTAGTCAACTGTGCTAATAAAGCAACCATACAGTTCCCAAGTTTCTAACACGTTTGGTGTAGCTGCGCCATTGCCGCCATCTAACACTTCATAACGTAGTACAAACTTATAGTCAGCTGCTGATATTGCGCTGGCTTGTTCCATAAAGTCAAACTGTTTCTGCACTTGTTCACCAACTAAACGTGCAACATTGCCGCCTGCATCGTCACGTAAGTTAATTGTTGTATCTTGCCATTCTGGTTTACCAGCAAGATATACTTTACTGTTATAAACATCAAGTGTAATTGGGCTAAAGTTCACGCTCGGACGCTTGATATCTACGACTTGTTTTGTTAGTTCCACTACATCTGAACTAACGCCAAAATGTTCAAAGCTAGCACGAAAGCGAAACTTTAGCTTAGGCATTAGCAAGCCCTGGCTAGAAGCACTTTGATTACTTGCTAGTGGTACCGTAAATTTTGTTAGTGATGCTACTGACATTTATATTCTCCTGTTACTATTATTTATCATCCTTTTGAGTCAACTGGGAACCTGGGTTCCCAGTTATACTCCTACTTTATTAAACACCTGCAGCGATATCACCTGGGTTCTTCAAGCGAATTGGAATGTAAATAAATTCAACATCTTTCATTGGCTCGATTGCAATATCAACATACAATTCATTACGTGTAATACGTTCTGGAGTGTTGTTTGTTGTATCGCAAACTACTAGGTAGTCATATAAACCGCGTTTAGCAACTAGATCGTTCATTGCACCTTCGATCAACTGTTTAATTTGATCACGTGTGATCTTGTCGTTTGGTTCAAACAAGAAGCCGTTACCAACGCTGGCAAGGATTGTACGAATGTAGTTGACTAAACGTGCTACATTGATACGATCTAGGCTGCTTGCAACTGGGTTACGTGTTTTCTGTCCAAAGCACACTAAGCCAACACCAGGTAATACTGTCATTGGATTAATGTTCAATGGGTACATTGCATCACGTAGGCTCTGATTAACACCAGTCTGGATAAACTGTGTAACTGTGCCAACTGTTTCTAAGAAACCAATTTGTGTTGCATTGTCAATTAAACCACGACGTGTACCTGCTGGTGCGAACCACTGGAAGCTCACATTATCGCTACGGATAAATGTACGCAATGCCATGTGACTTGCTGGCATAACAATGTCGTTACCTTGTACGTCAGTTGTTTGGCAAGCTGGATAGAACACGCCCAAATACGGGTCAGCTGTTGTAATACCGTCACCGTATTCACCGCTAATACCATTGCTCCAGTTGGTTAACTGAATAATGTTAGCTGGCAAGTTCATTGGTGTGTCACCAATAACAAACGCTGTGTTACGACGATCGTTGTTTAATGCAACCATGTCGCTGATCAGTTCAGGATATCCTGGTGCGGTAATCAAGCTGAACGCAAAACGTTCTTCACGTATTTCTGTACTTGCAGTAACCGCAGCACGTAATGCTGTGACCACCATACGACGTTGTGCTTTGCTACCTGCATATGGACTGCCATCATTCTTGTTACCGCTGGCTGTTTGCCATGTCGCTGCAACTGATGGCAAACTGTCATCTGGGAAGTTGGCTTCTGAGAACAAGTTGCTTACATAACGCTTGACATTGAAACCTGAGCGACGTGTGTTAAACAACAATGTTCCACGTGGATATAACTGATAGCTTGGAGCATCTAGGTCTGTGTAGTTGCTTTCAGTTAAAGCAGCGATGTCTGGGAAATCGCCAGTTACTGGATCTGTGGTACCGTCCGAATCCCAACGTGCATCAGCAAAAACAACACCGTTTTGACTTACTGCGTCTGTGTTATCAATCGCGACCCATGCACTGCTGGCATTACGACGATATATACGTGGCCAATTTTCTAAATCACCTGTGTCAATCCACAAGTCACCCGGTACTAATGATGTGCCATCTGTTTGCAGTTCTGGAGGATCTGCTGCCAGGATTGGACCAGCTGGATTTGTGTTTTGTAGATTAAAACCGCGAGCATCGTTAGGCACATTACGATAACCTTTCCAGCCGTCAATTTCACAAATCATGATATCTACGTCTAGTGGATTACCATAGTACCATAGTGTACCC